AAATCACCAACAGAAAAAATGTCAGCAGTATTTGACTTTGCAATTGTGAATGGCAAGTATGTTGGCGAAGACTATTTGTTCTGTGACAGGGCAACTCAAATGGGGTTCACTGTTTATATTGACGTAGATATTAGCTTGCCGCATGTGGGGCAAGAAACGTTTGAACGAAATTTCCGGGAAGAGGTTGTAATGCCCTTACTTGAGAACATTTATCACCATAAGCTGAAAGTCGTAAATGGCTAAATCACCCGCATGGCAACGCAAGGAAGGGAAGAATCCGAACGGTGGTCTAAACGCCAAAGGGCGGGCATCCGCAAAGAAGGAGGGGATGAATTTAAAACCTCCCCAACCCGAGGGCGGATCAAGGAAGGATTCATTTTGCGCAAGAATGACGGGCATGAAGAAGAAGTTGACTTCAGAAAAAACGGCAAAAGATCCAAACAGCAGGATTAACAAAAGCCTTCGGGCATGGAAGTGCTAAATGGACAACCATGATGTAAAAGTAATGGCTGATGGAGCCGCAGTAGTCGTAGGACTAGGCGGTTTTATGCAGTGGTTCCCACCTGTTGTGGGACTTGTTGGTGGTCTATTGACTATCGTGTGGCTGTGCTTGCGTATATGGGAAACCGATACGGTTAAAGGTTGGAGGAAAAAATAATGCCTAGCACCAGTAAAAAACAACATAACTTCATGGCAGCCATAGCGCACAACCCTGCGTTTGCCAAGAAAGTAGGAATTCCGCAAAGCGTTGGAAAAGATTTTAACGAGGCTGACAAAGGTAAGAAGTTTGGCTCTGGTGGATACGCCCGCCCCGACCTTCAAAAGATTAACAAACCCAAGACTCTTCACGGCAAGATGTCAATAATGAAAGGTGGCGGTATGGCTAAGAGCGACATGAAAGAAGACATGGCAATGGATTTAAAACAAGACAAGGCTATGATACAAAAGGCTGTAAACAAACACGAGAGTCGTTTGCACAAAGGTCAGCCCATGACTAAATTGGCTGGTGGCGGTTCTTTCCGCGCTTCTGCCAATGGCGTTGCCACTAAGGGTAAAACCAAAGGCACAATGGTTAAGATGAACATGGGCGGCAAAGCCTGTTAATTAGGAGTTAATCATGGTAAAACGTAAAGTTAAAAGATATGACGGCGCAAAGGAGTCTTTGGTTTCCGAAGATAAGACTGAAGATTCTTTTTCAAAAGAAACTGAGCCCAGTAGCGCTACCCCTAGTATTCCTGAAAAAAGTGTCTCAAGCGAAAAAACAATTAACTATGACAACGACAAACCTAAAGTAGTTACTAAAGAAGAACTAGCCAAGTCTGGTTTAACTTTGCGTGAGTACATGAATAAGCAACAGGGTTTAAAACCTCGTGGCGAATCTGCACCAGCAAAAGCTAAAATAAATGCTGCAATGGCTGGTCGTACTGTAGATAATGCTTATAAAAGTCTTGAAGAGCCCAGTAAAAAAACCCCGGGGAAAGGTTATACAGAATCAAGAGCTAAATACGAATCTTATCGAAACGCACCAAGCCCTCTTGATAACCTCAAAAATATGGGTTCCGGTTCTGGATTGTTTAAATCAATACGCGAAAGAGGTGAAAGTTCAACAAAAATGGCTTCTGGAGGTATGACTTCTTCAGCTTCTAAACGTGCCGACGGTATTGCCACTAAAGGCAAGACACGCGGTAAAATATGTTAAGGGGCTAATCATGGCTAAAAAAGAAGCTGGCGCAGGTCGTGGGTTTGTAAATCCGCAGCGCACTGATGAGCGTGACGAAGACTACATTACGCCCGCTAAACGGTCTGAGATGGAGCAACAAGTAAAAACAGCTAAAGACATAGCTGCTTCTGAAGCTGCATATAATAAAGTTGTTGGTAAGAAAAAGGGCGGTATAACTGCTAAGTACATGTCGTTTTCTAAGACCGGCAAGCCCGCAGGGATGCGAAATGTCACGAAGATGGCTTCTGGTGGTGTGACCGCTTCCCGTCGCGCCGACGGTATTGCTCAGCGGGGTAAAACCCGTGGAAAGATGTGCTGAATTATGATGGCATCCCGTGGTATGGGTGATATAAGCCCAAGTAAAATGCCCAAGGGTGTGCGTAAGGCACGCCGGGATGACACTGACTTCACTCAGTATGCTGAAGGTGGCAAAGTGAATGCGGCGGGTAATTACACTAAACCAAGTCTGCGTAAGCGGATTGTGTCTCAGGTAAAAGCCGAAGCTACACAAGGCACAGGCGCAGGTCAATGGTCAGCACGTAAAGCACAGCTTGTAGCCAAGAAGTACAAGGCGGCAGGAGGAGGTTATCGTGATTGAACATACAAAAGATTGTTTAATTGATGTGGCGGGCGAATGTACTTGCGATGCTATGACTGATGAGCAGATAGATTCTGAGTTACTTGAAAAAGAAGAAGCAAAAGATTGAAAGCACCACAGCAATCCCTCAAAAACTGGGGCGACCAGAAGTGGCGTACCAAGAGTGGAAAGCCGTCTAGTAAAACAGGCGAAAGGTATCTACCAGAAGCGGCCATCAAGTCTTTAAGTCCAGCAGAGTATGCGGCGACTACCAAAGCCAAGCGAGCCGGAAAAGCGGCAGGTAAACAATTTGTAGCGCAACCTAAAACAATTGCAAAGAAAACCGCAGGATTTAGATAATGACAACTTCTGGAACCGCAACGTTTAATCTTGACCTCACGGAAATTGTTGAGGAAGCGTTCGAGCGTGCTGGTTCAGAATTGCGTACAGGCTATGACCTTCGTACCGCTCGCCGCTCACTTAATTTATTGTTTGCAGACTGGGCAAATCGTGGCGTAAACATGTGGACATTTGAGCAAGGGACGCTTACCTTTACTCAAGGTTTGGCTACGTACGCATTGCCAGACGACACGGTTGATTTGTTGGAACACGTTATTCGCACGGGTAGTGGCAGTGTTGCCACACAATCTGATTTAACAATTACCCGTATCAGTGTTTCTACCTACGCAACTATCCCTAACAAGTTACAACAAGCCCGCCCAATTCAGGTGTGGTTTCAACGTTTAGATGGGCAAACTTCGTCCATAGGGACTACATTAAATGGTGGAATTTCAGCCACAGACACCACAATTACACTAACTTCTGTCGTGGGGCTCCCCACTACGGGCTTTGTTTTGATTGGTGCGGAAACGGTACAATACGGGTATACCAGCGGTAATCAGTTAATGAATTGTTTCCGTGGGCAAAACAACACCACAGCAGCAGCCCACGCAACGGGCGTTGCCGTTTATTCACAAAACTTGCCATCCGTAACTGTTTGGCCGACCCCTGATGGATCACAAACGTACCAATTTGTTTACTGGCGCATGCGTCGTATTGATGATGCAGGTGCTGGCGTTCGCACTATGGACGTACCTTTCCGTTTCTTACCCTGTTTGGTTGCTGGACTCGCCTACTATCTTGCGCTTAAGGTAGAGAATGGCGCTCAACGTTTAGATGTTCTTAAAGCCCAGTATGACGAGGCTTGGCAGTTAGCCGCAGGGGAAGATCAAGAACACGCTTCGCTTCGCTTTGTGCCAAGGCAAATGTTTATTGGTGGGGGCACCTGATGGGTAATCGGTTTGCTTCCGGCAAGAACAGTATTGCTATATGCGATCGCTGTGGCTTTCAGTTTAAATTGAGAGAATTGCGTAAGGAAATCATCAAAACCAAAGTATATAACTTGCTTGTATGTGCGCAATGTTGGGACCCTGACCAACCCCAGCTACAGCTAGGTATGTACCCAGTAGATGATCCGCAAGCTGTGCGCGAGCCCCGTAGGGATTCAACGTACTACACGGCTGGTACAAACGGTTTACAGATTGTTGATTCAACAAGTACAGCACAAAATGCGGCTGGTTTTGTGACCGGGGGTTCTAGGGATATTCAATGGGGCTGGGCACCGGTTGGCGGTGCAAGCTTTTTTGATGCAGTTTTAACACCAAACTACTTGGTGGCAACGGCATATGTTGGTACAGTTACGATATCAGTTACTTAGGAGATTAAAATGGGATTTAAAAAAGCAGCAGATGGCATTACCAAAACAGGTAAAACCGAAGGTAAAAACCTAGGTGATAGTGGCCCTTCCGTCAGTGCCCAAAAAGGCGGTAAGAGTGGTAAAGGTGGTAAAGGCGGCAAAACCGACGCAGATATGTTGTCTATGGGACGCAATCTGGCCAAAGTTGCCAACCAAAAAAGAGGTTAATCATGGCTAAATTTAGCAAAAAAATGATGGGTAAAGAAATTGGCAGTGCTTCAACCTACGCCGCACCGCACGACATGAATGGCAAACCCACAAAAATGTCCACCAACCCCGGTAGTGGGCCGAATAACAGCAAGTTGGATACGTTGAATCCCAGTGTTGGTAATCGCAGCAAAGATGCTGGTAATCAGCCCGTTAAAACTTCAGGCATTAAGATGCGTGGTACAGGCGCAGCCACTAAAGGCTTGATGTCAAGAGGCCCAATGGCGTGAATTACACTGATCTAAAAGCCGCTATTTCAGCGTACACAGAAAACACGGATACTTCGTTTGTTGCGGAGATCCCTGTTTTTGTGACGCAAGCTGAGCAGCGTATTTACAACACAGTTCAGTTTCCCTCCATTCGCAAGAATGTGACAGGTATTGTGTCTACCACGACGCCGTATTTGAACGCGCCCGATGATTATTTAGCAACATATTCTTTTGCGATCAT